AGAAGAAAAAGTGGTAAAAGTTATTTTAAAGAAAATTTATTCTTTATAGATGACGATCAATTTTTTTTATATAAAAAAGAAGGTAAGTGGAAATCTCATGGTAAATATTGTTTTGTAAAACCTATACTTGTAGAAAAATCTATAATAACAAAAAATACAAAATACGAGCCATTAAAAGGAATTGTAAAATATTCAAACAAACAATTAGAATTGTTAGGTGTAAACGAAGGTGATGTAGTAATATTTACTCCAGAAAGTGAATACGAGTTTACTTTAGAAGATGAAGTTTTATACAGGATGTTTACTAATAACATAACAACAGTTTTAGAAAATGGATAGTAAAGAATTAAAAATACAAATAATAGAAGCTGGTAAAAAAGCTGTAAGTCAATTAATAAAAGTTGCAAGAGAAGATATTATTAAATTTGATTCTGAAGATGAGTTGGCTGCTGACAGATTAAAAAATGCTGCTGCAACTAAAAAATTATGTATTATGGATGCTTTTGAAATTATAAAAAAAATAGAAGAAGAAAAAAATTTGTTAGATGGAAATGTTATAGATAATAAAAAAAACACCCCAAAAGGATTTGCAGAGTCAAGATCAAAATAGTTTATTTAGAGTTTTAAAAGATTACATTCCTAAAAATGTTATCACCAGTAAAAACCGAGCGCGCACATGGTTATATGGTTATAACGAAAAATATGATGTAATAATAATTTCTAAAGATGGCACTATAGGTGAGGTGTATGTTATTAGTGATGTTATTATAGCACTTCCAAAACAGCCAAAAGAATTTGTAAATTCTCATGAAAAAAAAGAAGATCAACTTTGGATTCCTGCATTATTACCTAAGCAATTAAAAAGAATTCAATCTATATTTCAATGGCATGAAACACCACCTAATTTTAAAACAGAATGGGTAGATTATATAGAAACAGAATTTAATAGAAGAGAGCAAGGACATTGGTTTTTAAATAACGGTTCTCCTTTTTATATGACAGGTACTCATTATATGTATTTGCAATGGACTAAAATTGATGTAGGTAATCCAGATTTTAGAGAAGCTAACAGAATATTTTATATTTTTTGGGAAGCTTGTAAGGCTGACAAAAGAAGCTTTGGAATGTGTTATTTAAAAATAAGAAGGTCAGGGTTTTCATTTATGAGTTCTTGCGAAGGAGTTAACCAAGCTACAATAACAAGAGATGCTCGTATAGGAATATTGTCTAAAACGGGATCTGATGCAAAAAAAATGTTTACAGATAAGGTAGTTCCAATTTCAAATAATTATCCTTTCTTTTTTAAACCAATACAAGATGGTATGGATAAGCCAAAAACGGAATTAGCTTACAGAGTACCCGCATCTAAGATTACTAAAAAAAATATGTATGACATTGGAGATGAAGAACTTGACGGATTAGACACAACTATTGACTGGAAAAATACATCTGATAACTCTTATGATGGAGAAAAATTACAGTATTTATTACATGATGAAAGTGGTAAATGGGAAAGGCCCGAGAATATTTTAAATAATTGGAGAGTTACAAAAACTTGTTTACGATTAGGTAGTAAAGTAATTGGTAAATGTATGATGGGTTCAACATCAAATGCTTTAGACAAAGGAGGAGCAAACTTTAAAAAATTATTTGAAGATTCTAATGCTTCTAAACGAAATCAAAATGGACAAACAAAATCAGGTTTATATAATTTGTTTATTCCAATGGAATGGAATTTTGAAGGGTATATTGATAAGTACGGTATGCCTATATTAACTACACCAGCAAAACCTGTAACAGGAATAGACGGTGAAGACGTAACAATAGGTGCAATTGATTATTGGGAAAACGAAGTAAATTCTTTAAGTTCTGATCCAGACGCATTAAATGAATTTTACAGACAATTTCCAAGAACAGAGTCTCATGCTTTTAGAGATGAGTCAAAACAATCTTTGTTTAATTTAACAAAAATATATCAACAGATAGATTATAATGATTCCTGTATTTTAGATCATCATGTAACGCGCGGATCTTTTCACTGGAAAGATGGAGTAAAAGACACTACAGTAATATTTAGCCCAAACAAAAGTGGAAGATTTTTAGTAACTTGGACTCCAGAAAAGAATTTACAAAATAGATATGTAACAAAATTAGGAAAAAAGTTTCCTGGTAATGAACATATTGGATCTTTTGGTTGTGACTCTTATGATATTTCAGGAGTTGTTGTAGGTAAAGGATCAAATGGAGCTTTGCATGGGTTAACAAAATTTAACATGGATAACGCTCCTTCAAATGAGTTTTTTTTAGAATATGTTGCAAGACCACAGACCGCAGAGATATTTTTTGAAGAAGTATTAATGGCGTGTATTTTTTATGGTATGCCCATATTGTGTGAGAATAATAAACCGCGTTTGTTGTATCATTTTAAAAATAGAGGATATAGAGGGTATTGCATGAATAGACCAGACAAAAGATTTAATAAATTATCTAAAACAGAAAAAGAATTAGGAGGTATACCTAACTCTTCAGAAGATGTAAAACAATCTCATGCAGCTGCAATAGAATCGTATATAGAAAAACACATAGGTTTAGACTTTGAAGGAGCTTACAGAGACGCTGAAGTTATGGGAACCATGTATTTTCAAAGAACTTTAGAAGATTGGGCAAAGTTTGATATAAATAATAGAACAAGATTTGATGCAAGTATTAGCACTGGTTTAGCTATAATGGCTAATCAAAAACACCTATATACTCCGACTGTAGAAAAATCAAAAATAAGTGTTAACTTTGCAAGATATAACAATAAGAGTTCCATAAGTCAAATAATAAGATAAATGAAAGGAGTTACAATAGACATAAAATCTACTGCTTTTCCTGACCAGTTTGTCCCTGATTCTAAAAAGAAGACAAAAGAATACGGATTACAAATAGGGCAAGCAATACAGTACGAGTGGTTTAGAAAAGGAGCAGGTTATAATAGTTGCAGATTTTACGATCAATGGTCAGAATTTAATCGTCTAAGATTATACGCAAGAGGAGAGCAATCAATAGCGAAGTATAAAAATGAATTAGCTGTAGATGGTGATTTAAGTTATTTAAATTTAGACTGGACTCCTATTCCAGTTATTCCAAAATTTGTAGATATAGTTGTAAACGGAATGAGCGACAGGCTTTTTAAAATAAATACATACGCTCAAGATGCTATGTCGGCAGAAAAAAGAGGTGAGTTTCAACAGATGGTAGAAACAAATGTAATTGCAAAAGATTTATTTAAGCAAATAGAAAGTGATTTTGAATTAGATGTATTTCAAGTTGACCCTGAAGAGTTGCCAGAAACAGATTTAGAAATGGAACTTTATATGCAGATGAATTATAAGCCTGCTGTAGAGATAGCTAATGAATGTGCTATAAATACAATATTAGACGCAAATCATTATCAGCAAACAAGAAAAAGATGTGACCTTGATTTAATGACTTTAGGAATAGGTGTTTGTAAGCATGAGTTTCAATTAGGTGATGGTGTAAAGGTAGATTATGTAGATCCAGCTAATGTTGTTTACAGCTACACAGAAGACCCATATTTTAAAGATTGTTTTTATTGGGGAGAAATTAAAACTATTCCAATAGGAGAGTTGTTAAAAATTAAGCCAGACTTAACTCAATCTGATTTAGAAGAAATATCTAAATATAGTCAAGCTTGGTATCAGTATTTTAATGTAGCAGCTATGTATGAGAATAGTTTATTTTACAGAGATACTGTAACGTTATTGTATTACAATTACAAATCTACTAATAGTTTTGTATATAAAAAGAAAGAAACATCTTCAGGTAATTATAAGACTGTAGAAAAAGATGATGAATTTAATCCGCCACCAGAAATGATGGAGGAAGGTAAATTTGAAAGAGTTGAAAAAAGAATTGACGTATGGTATGACGGGGTAATGGTTATGGGAACTAACATTATTTTAAAATGGGAGTTAGCAAAAAACATGGTAAGGCCTCAATCTGCAAGTCAATATGCTATGCCTAATTATGTAGCAACTGCACCAAGAATGTATAAAGGAGTTATAGAATCTTTAGTTAGAAGAATGATACCTTTTACAGATTTAATACAAATGACTCATTTAAAGTTACAACAAGTAATAACTAAAGTTGTTCCTGACGGGGTGTTTATAGATGCAGACGGATTAAATGAAGTAGATTTAGGAACAGGAAATGCTTATGATCCAGCAGATGCTTTACGTTTATACTTTCAAACAGGTAGCGTTATTGGTAGGAGCTATACTCAAGATGGTGAATTTAATAATGCGAGAGTTCCAATTCAGCAGTTATCATCTAATAGCGGGGCTAATAAAATGCAAATGTTAATTGGTAACTATAATCATTATATGAATATGATTAGATCTGTTACAGGACTAAACGAAGCAAGAGATGGTAGTACACCTGATCCTAACGCTTTAGTAGGTGTTCAAAAATTAGCAGCTTTAAATTCAAATACAGCAACAAGACATATATTAGAAGGAAGTTTATATATAACACAAACATTAGCTGAGGCTTTATCAATAAGAACAGCGGATGTATTAGAATATTCTGATTTTGCTGATGAGTTTGCAATGCAAATAGGAAAATATAATGTAGGAATTTTAGATGATATTAAAAATTTATATCTATATGATTTTGGAATATTTGTAGAAATGTCTCCAGACGAAGAGGAAAAGGCTGTTTTAGAACAAAACATACAAATGGCTTTATCTAAAGGAGGTATAGATTTAGAAGATGCAATTGACATAAGAGAAATAAGAAATCTTAAGATGGCTAATCAGTTGTTGAAAGTTAAGAGAAAGCAGAAGCAAAAACAAATGATGGAGCAAAAAGCTCAAGAAATGCAAATGCAACAACAAAACAATATGCAATCTCAGCAAATGGCAGCTCAAATGGCAATGCAAAAAATACAAGCAGAAACTCAATCTGCTATGGCTTTAAAACAAGCTGAAGTTGGATTTGATATTGAAAAGTTAAAAAATGAAGCTGCTTTAAAAGAACAATTAATGCAAACAGAATTTAATTTTGCAATACAATTAAAAGGAATAGAACAATCTCAATTAGACAATAGAGAGTCACAAAGAGAAACGGCTAAAAACAATAGAATTAGTCAGCAATCATCTGAGCAGTCAAGATTAATTGATCAGAGAAAAAACAATTTACCGCCAATTAATTTTGAATCAAATGAAGATAGTTTGGACGGATTTGATATGGCGGAGTTTAACCCCAGATAAGCTTAAAAAACTTATTGGATAATTACTAACTTTGTAAAAATTAAATTAAATAAAATGGAAATTACAGTAAGAGAAGTAACTAAGGAAACTAAGTCTACTCAAGAATTAGAAAAAGAACTTTTACAGAAGCATGAAGAAAAGTTTGAAAATGAAGAAGTTTCTAATGAAGTAGAAGTTGTAAAAGAAGAAATATTACCAGAGACTCCAGCAGTGGAAGAGGTAGAAGAAGAAAAAACTCCATCGTCAGAGTTAAATGACGAAGACGTTCTTTCATATATTAAAAATAGATATGATAAAGACATATCTTCAGTAGATGATTTGTTTGCGCAAACAAAAGAC